CATCCTCTTCGCCTGCCCGTTCCGCCAGACGATCCTAATCAATGTCCCGATCGGCACTACCTCCCTGTATCTGGCGTGTGTAGGGGCCGGGGCCGTGGCGTACTTGAGGCAGGTGAAAGCATGAAGCTATCTACCCCAACCGGGGCATCCATCGCCCCCACACCCGAAGGATCACAGCCGGTATCTGCCACAGGGCAGACCCTAACCGCCCTGGTTGACACCACCATCACGGTCGAACCGGGGGTCTATGCCTTGACCTCCGCAGGCGGATACGCTCTGGTCGGATGGGCCACCACGGACACGGCGGCCAATGTTCTGTTCATCTGTCCGGCTGGCAGGACGATCATCATCCATGTCCCGGAAGGCGTAACTCACCTCCACTATAGGTGTGTATAAATGGCTAAACTACTATATGAATATGAGTGGAATACGCGGTTCTACGCGATGTGTGAACTGGATAGCGGTTCTCGTATCGAACTGAAGTCCAAGACTGGACAAGACTTCGCGGTCCTATTGGAGCGGTACAACTTGCTCTCCAAAATACCCATCGTGGATTATTATCAGCGTGACCTTGACTCCTACGCGAAACAGGTGTGGCCGGCATTGGCGAAGGCGGCGGAGAAGATACTGCCGTTTACAGTGGAGAAAACCATAGCAGAATGGGTGGATAAGGCCGTTGCTGTATCGCCTCCCACCGCCGACATAATTGCGGAGAAATAAATGGCAACACGAACATTCCGACAGCAAACAGCGTCAAGTGGAAAGTATCTGTGGTCCAACACGGACAACTGGACTGAGGCGGCCGATACCCCGGATGATGGGGATGATGTTGTAATTCCAGCGGGCCTCGTCTGTACATTCGACAATACCGATGCCTATGCGACGGGCCTGGCCTCACTTCTGATTTCTGGCACGCTGGACGCTTACACAACCGCCGGGGCGTATGTCCTCAAGATGGCGGGCAACATCACGGGGGTTGGCACATTCTCGGCTGGGACTTCCGGCACGGCGTACCCGTCAAACTGTTCCTTGACTATCACTTTCAACGGGGCGTTCGGATTCACGACGAACCTTCTGTATGCAGTGTACTGCCTTGAACCGACAACGAAGTATCTTACACTGTCCGCAGACGAGGCGGCGGGGCAGACGGTACTTTCCATTGCCGGGGGCGTGGATGTGGACGCGGATGCTGTGCCGTGGGCAAACGGGGGTGTGATTTGCATCAATGACGCTCTTGGCGGTGATACCGAACTCAATACCTTTGTGTCCTCGACGGCTACCGAGATTACCGTTGGGACTGCGATTGATTCGGCACTGACTGCTGGGGCGGTAATCGGACTTGTCACCCGGAATATCACGATTTTGGGCAGTGGGACAACGGATGTTATTGCCGGATGGGCGAACGGGAGCTATCTTCGATGTTCGCTTCGGCAAGCGGCAAACTCCTCTGACGCAATCAGTTATTCGACCAATGGCACCCTGACCTTCGACGGTGTGATCTGTCCGCAATCGCTGACGGGCACGACGGGATATGCGTACAGTGTAATTACCGGCGGAGTGACGAATAACGGATTGCTGATCGGCGTGATTCGTGGATTCAATTCCTGTTCCGGCTTCATGAATACGGGAACGGTCAGTGCGAATGGCAATGGATTCAGTTCCTGTTTCGGCTTCACGAATACGGGAACGGTCAGTGCGAATACCTATGGATTCAATTCCTGTTACGGGTTCATCAATTCCGGTACAATAAGTGCGAATGGCTATGGATTCAGTGCCTGTTACAGCTTCACGAATACGGGGACGGTTTCAGCGAATACCTATGGAATCAATTCATGTTCCGGCGTAATTTACTCCACGGTCTTTACCGGAAATACCTACGACCTGCGGCGATCGCCCAACTGCCTCCTCTTTAACTGTGCAATGGGTTCGACCACAGAGAATTATGAATACACTCTTCTTGTTCAGCACAATTACACAGAGTCCAGCGACCACGACCAATCTGCCGGTGCTTTCAAGGCATGGACGCTGGGCGGGGTTGTCACCCATCAGACGGCCTCTCCGCCAACCGGGTACGCGGTGTACTTCCGGCACACTGGCGAATCGGCGGTCAACTACTGCTTCAAGCAAGTCCCCTTCGCGGTCGAGCCGGGAAAGACTCTCTCTGTACAGGGCGTAGCAAAACTCTCGGCGACTCTGACCTCTGCTGACGATGCACGGCTCCAGATCATCGACCCGTTTGCCGATCCGCTTGTGGTTGGAACGAATAGCCCGCTGGCGACGGCCTCGGTTGCGGATCGAACGGATTCGACGAACTGGCAGACGCTGGCCTGTAACTGGACCAACACCGGCACGCTGCGGCGGCTGGTCTGGGTCCGAACGATTATGCGGCACGCGACGGCGTATGTGGACTTTGCACACAAGGAAAGCGATCTGCCAGATACCGGGAATGTGTTGGTAGCGGATACCGTGAATTGGGTAGCGGGAACCTTCGACGAAGCCGCTCGAAATACCGATCCTGGCGTTGGGAATGTAGTGTTGGCAACGGCGTATAAGATTCTAAATGTGGCGAAAGTGGGAACCCTTAGCGGGGAGGGCGGGGGAACTGGTTCCGCGATCGCCTTCTTGCGGAAGGTGCAAGAATGAGTACGCCGCTCCAAGTCAAGACCCCGGTAGTCAAGCCGGTAGGGGAACTCGTCAAGGAAGCGCAGAAGACCGTGGATGGAATCGTGAAACTCGTAGTCGAGGCAAATGGAAAGGGGAAGTGATGTTGCAGGATATTCCTATCGTTCCGATCACCGATCCGGCCAGACTTCTCCCGGCCCCGGCGGAACCCGAACCTGAAACCGTAGAGTGATCGTCCCATGCGAAATAGAAAAGAAGCGGATCGCCGATATCGGCAAACACAGGGGGGCCACGAATCCCACCAGCGGTATAACCGCAAAGAACGCACCTGTGAACCCGAATTAGTGTCCGCGCGCAATGCGACGAACCATGCGATCCGGGATGGGAAACTTATTCGCCCAGAACAATGTTCAGAATGCGGGGAGATCGGGGTTGTCGAGGCCCACCATCATCTTGGCTATGAGAAAGAACATTGGCTGGATGTAGTGTGGTTGTGTGGTAAATGTCATAAAAAGGCCCATAAAACTAACCGGGAGTTGTCCCTTTCCACTCTCCTGCATAGCCACCCTCGACTCCGGGGGTGGCAATTTTTGGAGCGTACCATGAAACATGTCCTGACTATCCTCGCGATCGTATTCGGTCTGGTCGTTCCAGTCAGTCTGTTTTGTGCCGCCGGGATAGGGTTTGACAAATATCTGATCCACCCTGCCCCCGTCGTTGAAGTCGTGGTTGAGGCCCCGGTGGTTGTTGCACCTATGGCGGTCCTGCCTCCGACACTGGAGGAGGTCGTTGCCGCGACAGTTACGATCAAGTGTGTAGGCGAAGGCAACAGGGAGTGGGCCGGCAGTGGATCGTTCATCGACGCGAACGGGACCATCCTAACCGCCGGACATGTCCTCGATGGTGCAGTGGTTGTCATGGTGATCTTGGGGGATGGGAAGATATATCCCGCGGTCGATCCGTTCGTTCTCAAGCCGGTTGATGTGGGATTCTGTAAAATGGTTGGCCCCTTGCCCACGCCGTTCTTGAAGATCGCCCCGATCGCCACTCGCTTGGGCGACACCGTGCGCGTCATTGGATCGCCGATGGGATTGATCTTCGCGGGAAGCGTATCGCAGGGCATCGTATCCTGCACGATGCGAATGCACGATAAAGTTGAGTACCTCCAGGTTGATGCTTCCGCCATACCGGGGAACTCTGGTGGTCCGGTGGTCAACTTACAAGGAGAAATCGTAGGAGTCCTGGTCGCCGGAATTCAGGCCGGGATCGAGATCAACTTCGCTGTTCCCGCTGACCAGGTGTTGGCGGTGCTGGATTGTTACAATTCCTTCAAGAAACTGAAAGCCGTGCTATGGCATCCCCAGCCCCAACCCCAAAACTGAAACAGGTATTCACCGACATGCTCCGCCAGGTAGCGGAGGAAGTCACTGAGTTCGTTGAGATACCTGACGGCGACAATGGCAAAGAGATAGCCATCCGCTCGAAGGCGGAGGCCCTCGCTCGGTTCGTTTGGAAACAGGCCCTCGGCTACGAGGAACTGAATGACGCAGGAGAAAAGGTAAAACATGATCCGGACAAGTGGGCAGTAGGTTTACTGTTCGATCGTCTGGAAGGTAAAGTTACTGCCATCCCGGTAGCGGGACGCGCCGGGATGACGATCAGTGAGCGCGTATCCGAACAGGGTGCGAAGGCCCTGAATAAGCTGGCCGATAAATAATGAATCTTTTCGTTGAGCCGATATTAAAATCCCCGTTCCCGAATGTGCCGGCCACATGGACTTGTCCGGAGACGGGACTGCGAGTACCAAAAGGGTTCTTTGAAAACTTGAAGTATCGAGAGCGTGTTCTAAAATCCGCCGAGACGGACGAGGGTATGCAACGCGATCTTATAGCCGCCTGTGCACTGAGTCCACTCTATTGGGCCAACACTTTCGCCTGGACCTACAAGCAGTGGGATGTTGATCCCAAGACCGGTAAGAGTGTCGCAGCCCGCGCTATCCATGTCCCGTTCATCACATGGGAAATTCAGGATGACTTCACGACTGAACTCCATAAAGCCATAGATCAGGGTTATGATCTGGGCATCAAGAAGTCGCGAGATATGGGCGCATCCTGGGAGTGCATCCTGGCCTTCCATCATGTCTGGTTATTCGGGTACGAAGCCCAACTCTTGGAGATGTCCCGGACACGCGAGTATGTGGACCAGACCGGGAACATGAAGGCCCTGTTCCAGAAACACGATTACCTAAATCAGTGGCTACCGGATTGGATGCGACCTCCGCTCTGTCTGCCGAATGAGAAGTACCGATCGAAGATGCATATGAAAAACATCCTCACCGGTTCTTGCATCGACGGCGAATCAACGACAGAACACGCGGGATCAGGCGACCGGCGAAAAGCCATCCTCCTGGATGAATTCGCGAAGGTAGAGTTCGGCCAGAAGATTCGTAGTGCGACAGGCGATATCTCTCCTTGCCGTATCGTGAACTCGACACCGGCTGGATCGCATACCGAGTATAGCAAGTGGGTGAACGGCGGACAGATTAAGACCTTCATCCTCCCATTCTGGGAACACCCTGAGAAAGGTGCTGGTCGCTATATCCGGAAGGATGAGATCACCCAGAAGTGGCAGATTCGATCGCCGTGGTATGACTACGAAGATGGCCGCCGAACTCGCCGCGAGATGGCGCAGGAAGTGGACATGGATGATCTTGAGGCCGGCGCGGTATTCTTCAACACGCAGTTGATCGAACAGCATAAGGTTCTGTTCGGACGCGCACCACGCGAGCACCTGCTGATCTCGTTGAGGGATACGATCTCCGATGCGATGGTCGAGAAGGTAGTCCAACGAAAGAACTTCCAGGGCGATGTAGTTGTGAAACACGGCCGGGCTGAGGACATGTTGGATATCTATGTCCCGCTATTCAATGGTCGCCCCGAACAACAATATACCTATACCTTCGGGATCGACATTTCGCGCGGCCAGGGCGCATCGAACTCGACGATCGCAATCGGCTGTGACCAGATGAAACAGAAGATCGCGGAACTGGCGACAGCGAACCAACCGCCCCACGAGTTCGCTCGCACGATCGTGGCACTCGCCCTCTGGTGTGGTGGCCGATCACCCAGGAACCTGCCCAAGTTGATCTGGGAAAAGAATGGGCCGGGCTGGGATGTGGGGCGATTGCTGGTCAAGATATTCCGATACCCCTTCTATTATCGGGATAAAAAGGTTGGCACTTATTCAGAAATGGAAACCGAACGATACGGTTGGCAGAATAGTAAGGGCAACAATGATGTAATCATGGGTAATTATTTGCGGTTATTCGAGACAGGAGAATTCAATGACCCATCACTAAAATGTCTCGAAGAAATGAAGACCTATATCAACTACCCGAATGGATTCATTGGTCCCGCGGACCTGGTGGAAGAAAGTGAATCCGCCAAACAGACACACGGCGACCGGGTACGCGCGACAAGTCTTATGTTGTTGGGGTTCGAGGGGCCGCCCAAATCCCGACAAGATACTTTGAAGGCCCCGGCAGGAAGCGTGGGCGAGCGCATGAAGAAGGTGCTCGATAAGAAACGCGACCGAGGCACGAAACAGATGTTCGACTTTACGAGGCCATAATGCCGACTCTCTTTACACCACGACAATTTCAGAATGTAGCCGATGAGGGATTCCGCCGGCTCAAGCACTATCGTGCTGCGCGGATGATGTTCCTCAAACAGTATGTCGGACAATACTACAATTCCACGAAGGGGGAAGCCGGAGCCGAACCAGTCAACATGATCTTCAACACGGTGCGGGCGATGACCCCGCATCTCGTTATGCGCAATCCTGTCAATCAAGTCTCGACCGATTTCGTTGAACAGGAAGACTACGCTTTCTTATTGGGTCGCGGGATTGATGTGACCCAGAAACGAATCAAGTTCGACAAGACCCTGCGGGCTGCGGTGGTCAGTTCTTTCTTTGCGTTTGGGTTAATGAAAACGGGTCTTTCGGTTAGCGGCCAGTGTCTCTATATCGACGATGTGTTGGTGGACCCCGGTTCAGTCTATGTGGATTTAGTGGACCTGGACAATCTGACGATCGACCCGATGTGCACCGATTGGAATGAAGCGGGTTTTATCGGCGATAAGATTCGCGTCCCGCGCCAAGAACTTCTGGATGCCGAAGGTTACGCCCATGATCTCGTGATGCGCCTCCCGCGCTGTCTGGGCGTTGGGTACGACGAGGGCGGCACGAAGGTGCTCTCCCAGAAGACCAACGCCATGTCCCACATGGAAGAAGTCATGGACTATGTGGATGTGGTCGAACTGTGGGTTCCCAAAGCCGAGGCCGTAGTAACGATCCCGGACCCGAACTCCATCACCGCCGATCAGTATCTGAATGTGCGTGAATACTACGGGCCGAAGTCTGGCCCCTATACCAGGTTGTCTCTGACAATGCCTGTCCCAAATAACCCCCTACCTGTTGCGCCTGTGAGTGTGTGGTACGATCTCCACATCATGGCCAACCGGATTTTCAAGAAGACTATGAACCAGGCAGAGCGGCAGAAGGATGTGGTCGTGTTCGACCCTGCCGTGATTGACCTGGCGGAAGATGTTCGTGAAGCACGCGACGGCGAGATGGTCGCTGGCGACCCAACGAAAATGCAGATGATGTCCTTCGGCGGCCAGAACCAGAAGAACGAAGGCATGTTGCAGCAACTGCAAATCTGGTACAACTATATCGCCGGTAATCCGGACCAGATGGCAGGCGCGGCCAGCGGTGCTGATACGGCGACCCAGGCCAACATCCTCCAGGGGAACGCCTCTATCGGGATGACCGATAGTGAGGATATCGTGGCGGAAGCAGCCGCGGATGTCTCCCATAAGATCGGGTGGTTCCTCCACAACGACCCCTTCATGGAACTACCGATCGCCCTCCGCACGACGGCGGGAGAACCGAAACAGGTTATCCTCACGCCCGAACAGAAGCGTGGCGACTTCTATGACCTGGCGTTTTCGATCAAACCGCGTTCCATGCGACGGCTCAGTGCCGATGTCCAGGCCCAACGGATGTTACAATTCGCGACCAATGTAGTCCCGGCCGCTGCGATGGCAGCCCAGGCCATGATGCAGACAGGCCAACAATTTAATC